GCGCTAACCATTTAAGGTTAACTGTTAAAGAAGGATTTTATTGAATGGAGAAGACAAGAACACTCGGATCGGATAACGGCATAGATAAAGGCCGCTGGTATAATACAGGTAGCTCTGCGCCTCAGACTACCGCGGAATCCCGCGGTTGGTTTGACGTAGGCTGGCTGATTAACCGTCGTAGAGAATGCATGCAATTAGCAGCATCTACGATGTCCTTTCCAAAGTACGTTGGCTCTGAATATTTCTATAGTTCAGAGTTAAAGCGCCCACGTTTTAACAATTGTAAGCACAGCATTGTTCAAGCTGTTAATTACGCTTACACGGGCGTTATTAAGACCTCTTCTACATGGTGTATTCTTGAACCATATAGACGTCGTTATGACGCAAGAGATCCTAGTAGTACTGTTCTTCTAGATCGACATATTTCCAATGTCGATGCAAGCAATGCTCAACGCACTGCCTGGGGGACGATGCAACCAAGGTACGAAGGTGATGTAAATCTCTTCGTGTTTTTGGCTGAGCTCAAAGATTTCAAAGAGCTCGCAAGGTTCCTGGCTAAAAAGCCACTTCGTAAATTATCAAATTACTTCATTAAGTTGAAGCGCAAGATTTCTAAGAAATCCGGCAACGGTCTGCTTTCGCAGATCAAACGTTTTGATGTTACGAAGCCTTTAGCGCAAGCCCATTTAACTAATGAGTTTGCGTTAAAGCCACTTCTGTCTGACATTTATAGTATAACATGTCAAATGGAGGTGCTAGCTTCCGAAGCGCAAAAGCTTTTTGCTGATGCGGGACGGGAGAGATCTTCCCGGCATTACACGGAGGAATTATTCCGTGAGGACTACGATGAACGTAGTGCTTATTACCAGAGTAAATACCCTTATATTTTGCAGGGCACGTCAAATGTTATGACGTTCACTGCCACGATGGAGTACTCTTACGAGTACAACCTCCGAAATACTTTGGAGGCATTCATGAAATATTGGGGACTGGTACCTAATGCCGAAGCTATCTGGGAATTGATCCCATTTAGTTTCCTCGTCGATTATTTTATTAAGATCGGCGATTCAATAAGAGTGGCGAGCCGTGATAGCAATGTTCACTTGAACTTAAGTCAATATTGCGAATCCTTTCTGTCTTATCAGACAGTAGGTACTCACTTTAAGCCTAGCTATCTACTAGCTCCTTTGCTCGTCGGGGACCCCATGGGTAATAACCCAGGGGTGGCACCTAATGGATTGGTGTCGGGTATTAATGCCTCCTTTTACACACGGCGCGTATGTAGACCTAATAAAGGTCTTGCCTTGCCTCGGGTTGCAAAACCTAAGTCAAAACAGCAATTAAATATGCTGGCATTAGCGCGTTGCTTTCTTTAAAACAACTTATGGTAATGACTCTGTCCGGATTTCCCGGCGTTCACCACCACGTTACGGTGTTTATATATAAGGAGAATAACTATGGGACTTTTTACAGACCCAATGACCCTCAACGACGGTACGGATTCCCGTATCTTTAACTTCCGTGCTCAAAATTTGTCTGAGCCTGGATCAACCATTGGCGAATACATTGAACCTGCAGCTTCTGCTGCAGTTGACTCTATACTCTCTGTTAAACATTCAGAGACAAAGGGCGGGAGAAAGCGACACCTGTTACAGCGTGCTGCTAATATCTCCATCAATGATGCCGATGACACCCTCGAACCGCTGGTAGTGAATCTAACAGTCAGCAGATCTGCTGGCCATACAGATGCACAAGTTCAAGCTGAAATTAATCTCACCTTGGATGCAGCGACCGAGACCGGTTTTGTAGCCGGTTTCTGTAGGGAGCGCATTTAATCATGCGCTATACCTTAGGTATTATCAGTCGGATTTTTCGACTGATAGTTGACCTCATCTTATATCGATCCCGAAAACGGGACCAACAGTGAGGAGTTAGGGCTGTAACCCAGACAGGAGGCCTACGTGTTAAATAACGCGAAACCTGAAAAGCCTGGGCATATTGCCACGTGCATTGCTGAAAGTGACGCTGAGTATATAGAATTAGTACTCAACGCCATTCTAGACGACGCACTTAACCTTCTTCCCCTGTATAGGAGCGCTGACTGTGCCCGAGACAAGTCGACAATTCATCGTCGACTTGCCAACGAAGGCACGACTTTTGCAACTATGACCTTACCGCGCCTTTTCAACGATGTACTTCTTCGTTTAGAAGGTGAGGAACCATCTTTTGAAGGATTTAGAACAAATCCTTCATCACGACTGCCCGTGTTTCTTGGTGGGCTACTCGATATGGTGTTTGGTCAGGGACGTGAGGATAGTACTGCACTTAAATGCATTTATATGCTGTGCATCGCCTTTAAGAAACTAAAAGGCGACTATCCTGAGAGTGTATTGTCCGATATGTTGGACAAGTTTATCGCAACTGATGAAAGCTTGCTTTCAGTTAATTTTTCTGAACCTGCAACTTCGCAGATCCTGCGGAGGGCCAAAGGGTACATCGACACATTGTTTAAAAACGTGTGTATCGACGATATTATCCCAAAACCCGGTCCTGGGGCTGTAAACACACCCCTAAAACCGTATATGAGATACGAACCTCATGTGCGGTACTCTCAATTAGATTCTGTCTTCCCGTATCGCTTTTGGTTTTATACCAACGCGTACGGGTTAAGGGAATCAGTTCGAAAATACTTCGCGCTTCCTAAGCGCGATTATCCTAAGTCCCGACTTAAGTTTGTCCACAAATACGTGGGTAAGCCAAGAGGGATATGCATTGAGGAGAATGAGACACAATATCTCCAACAAGGTTTGAAAAACTTGTTGTATAAAAAGATAGAGTCTCATCCGATGACTAAGGGCCGTGTGAATTTTGAATCGCAAAATGTTAATCGCGATTTGGCCTTAAAATCATCTGAAGATTTGTTGTTTAATACAATCGACATGTCTGAAGCCTCTGACAGAATAGCCAGGGATCTCGTGTTTTTCCTTTTTAGGGACACACCGATACTTGATTATCTCGACGCTCTCTCTACTAGGATTATACAATTTCCTAGTGAGGTACGTCGTGGCGAGATGTTGGTGCAGAAATTTGCACCAATGGGCTCTGCCATCTGTTTTCCTATCATGGCTGTAGTGCATTTTTCGCTTATTAAGGCGATCGTGTCACTTAGCCATAAAAGAAATGCAAGGAAAGCATCCAAGCAGATTTTTGTTTATGGGGATGATATACTTACCCCCAGCGAATTTACAGAAGATATTTTCACACATCTTCCTAAGTTCGGGATGAAGCTTAACAAGGATAAATCCTTTGTCAAGTCATCTTTCCGAGAGTCGTGCGGTATCCATGCCTATAAAGGCGCGGATATTACTCCTGTGTATAATAATTATACACTAAACACGAATCATAAACAAAACGACTCAACAAGGTTGTTGAGTCAGCTGGCTAAAGAGTACGCTTATCACAAAAGTGATTTGCATACTACTGCAGCCGTTATACGGACGCATATATATTCTATATATGGCCCTCTTCCCTATGGGAAGCCTACGTCTCGTCTCCTTTGTTTTAAAAGGGATGCCCAACACTGCCGACATCAAAAGATATTTGCAGATCGTTGGAGGTATAATGCCGCGCTGCAGCGCATGGAATATCAATTCCGTGTGGTGGTTCCCAGATACACTGGTAACCTCAACCTTTTAGGTTCCGCAGCCCTTTTGCGATGGTTTAATACCAGAGCAGAAGATGCAGCAATGTTTATGGAATTCGACGCACTTAAAATTGTGCGCCGTTGGATACCTGATTCCGACCTTGGCTAGGTCGACGTAGGGTATCACGGGGGAGCTGGTCTAGCGGGG